GGTGCACCATATTGATCAACCATGGCAGCATCGTCAATTACTCTTACTGACTGAACAGAAAATCTTTGTCCGCCTAATGCACTTGCGCTATCGCCATCCCATTCAAACACACCGAATGCTGTATCAGTAGTGTCAAACCATAATGTACCATCTGCTGGTTCACCTGTTGGTGCTGTTGCAGTTGCTACTAGTTGTGTTGTGTCTAAATCTGCACGTACCACATAAGCACGATTAGCTACACCTAAATAACTGTAGGCAGCCTGTAGACCATATTCATTTAATTCTCCAGCATGAACTGGATTATTACTTGCATCTGTTTCAAAATAAGGAATACCAAATGTTGAACCTAAATCCATTTGGCTAGTTAGTAGATATACCTTACCAGCATTTGCTTTTAGTGTTCCTGGTGCAATACCTGTACCAGCACTATTTTGTTTGTTTTCTTGGCTAGCGACAATAATTAGAGGCACTGTGCCTGGTGCGCCGGGAGTATAAAAACTCTCGTCGATTACTGTTACGCTTACGCCTGGTGAACTTAATTGAGCCATTGTGTTATCTCCATGAGTACATGTTCTTAATGTATTTATGGCATTTTGACTAAATGTACCAGTTATACACATCAGAAAAGGCCGTGAAAAGGCCTGTTTCAATTAAATATCATATGAGACCCTTGTGTAGTTGTGGACTGCGGCCCAGAGCAGTCAATTATAAGAAAAATAATAAGACATTTTACCGAAGCCAGTGTAATGTATGTCTTAAACACGGTGCAGGATATGGAGTTGCACGGTGGGCTCGTGCAGGTTATGTATTAAAAAATATCTGCGACAAGTGTGGTTTTAAAAGTCCACACAAGGAAATTTTTTCAGTGTTTCATGTAGACGGGGATCTCAACAACTGTCGCCCAACTAACCTAAAAACAGTGTGTGCTAACTGTTCTCGAGTCCTATATAAAGAGGGCGTTCGTTGGCGTCAGGGGGACTTGGTTCCGGACTTATGATATTGCGTACTTGATTGTATAAATCATCTATGGTTTTATTATTGTCCAATACATGGTCAAACTGAGTGCCGACCCAAGCAGTTTCGCTACTATGAATTTTGGCTTTTTCTAGTATGGCCTTGCTTGTAGCCCAAGTTACATTGCCATCAGCTCCACGATTTACGCTCACAGCGGCGTTGTACCAGTCAGGTTCAAGTCCACGAACAACACGTACTACTATGCCACCGGCATTTTTAATTGACTTAATTTCGTTAGGAAAACGACAATCGCTGATCACGATATCGTCTGTTGAATTGCGAAGTTTATTTTCTAAGCTGGCAATCCAAATATCATCATGGAAGGCCTTACGACAAACTTCTGTACCCCAATATTGTAGTACCCACCGTGGGGTAAGATTAGGCATGTCTAAACGGTCGGCCCACCATGGATCTACTTGTTCTCGCCATTCACGGGCTTGTTTAGTACGACCTTCTAACATGGTGCGGTCCCACCCAAACACCTGACTTACAGCGTCTTTAAGACTGTTGGCAAAACTTTCTCGTCTAAAACCATGGAAATTTGTAAGATAATCGGCAATAGTATCTTTGCCAGAACCAATAAAACCGCACACACCTATAATCATAGAGCCCCCTAATATTAGCTCTAGTATATAACAGTTTTGTTACAAGGTCAAGAAATTTCTTAACCAAGAACGAAATAATAGCCCGAACCGCCAGCTACGTAAGTGTCTATTTCTTTATCAAGACGTTCAAAATCTTCTTTAGCACTAGACTTTAAATCAGAACCGTTAAGTTGGATAGCCTGCTGTGGGCCAGCAATTGATGCAAATTTGCTACGTGCTTCACCTAGCATTTGTTTACATACTGCTAGTGTATAATCCTTCAACCATTGTTTGGCATAAACATCTTGTAGCAAGACCCAGTCTGGACGAAAGTTATAACTTTGTATCAAGATCTGCTCGCCCTGTGCAAATGGACGCTGTAGTATGGTCAAAATATGACTAGTGGGTTTCCATTTAAATTCAATGTAACTACCAAACATGCGGCCTACTAGTTTTTGATAGCCAGCAAACATGTCATAAGTTGCTAGCCCGCCCATCATACTACCTGACATCAAATAAGTATTTGTATAAGCTAGATTAAATGGTTCAAATAGTGTGCCGCCTGCACCAATACCACTGCGTGAACCAATAGCACGACGAAATACTTGTCTAACTTCGATAACTTCATTAGGTAGTCTATATTCGTTCTGATCCTGTATTAGCTCTAAAAATAAGTAACTTTCTTCTACAGCATTTGGGCTTTTCTGACGATAGCGTGTTAATGCACGATCTAGAGCTGTTTCATAGTGCGCAGGGTCTAGTTCTACTTCAACCATGCCGTCGCCCAACATTAGCCTCACATAGTCAAAGACCTTGTTGCGTTCTGCTGTGGGATTACTTTCTGTTGTTGGTGCTAGATCGTCCATAAATAGTTCCTCTACTATATTTAGCTGGCGATAAATATCATTATGCCAAGACTTTCACTTTATAAACCAGAAAAGGGCAATGACTACAAATTCATTGACCGCCAAGCCAGCGAGATGTTTCAAGTTGGGGGCACCGATGTTTATCTACACAAATATTTAGGTGCCGCTAGTGCCGGAATGAATACCCCAGATCAACCCAATATTGTTGGCACAAATGTAGCAAATATTCAGGATCTGTTGTTCTTAGAAAATCGTGATAGAAACTACGATCCAGAAATTTACAGAATCCGCGGAATTTATAACGTACAGAATATTGACTTTAATCTTAGTCAGTTTGGTCTGTTTATTGACAATGATACCTTGTACATGACTGTACACATTAACGATTTTATCAAATATATAGGGCGCAAACCCATCAGCGGAGACGTGTTAGAATTACCGCATCTGCGCGATGATTTTGCACTTAACGATTTTGATATCAGCTTGCCTCGTTATTATGTTATAGAAGATGTAGGTCGTGCTAGCGAAGGTTTTAGCATAACTTGGTATCCGCACTTGTATAGACTAAAACTCAAACGTATAACTGATAGTCAACAATTTGCCCAGATTTTTAATGCACCTGTGCTTGATGCCAACGGAGATCCTGCTACTGACGGTACTACATTAAAAGATCTATTAAGTACCTACAATCAAGAAATTGACATCAATAATCAAGTACTGGCTCAGGCTGAAGCAGATGCTCCTAAGAGTGGTTATGAGACACGCCAGTTCTATACCTTGGCTGCCAACGGTCAAGGTCGATCTACACTCCAATTAGCAGATTCTGGTAATGTCAATGCCAGTAATGCTGGACAGCTGGCCAGTGGTACGTATGATGTTCCTTTACGCACTGGATATCTAGGATACTTAGTAGGTGATGGATACCCTGTTAATGGATATGCGTTTGGATTTGGTGTGCAGTTTCCAGCACAACCAGAAAACAATGATTTCTTTTTAAGGACAGATTTCTTTCCCAATAGATTGTTTAGATTTGATGATAAATTACACGGATGGGTAGCTGTAGAAGATGCGGTGCGTATGAATTTGACTAATACTCCAGCCGATGGTCTAGCAGTAGGAATGGATCAGAGTCGTCAAACACAAAAGACTGGATTTATCAACAACAATGCTTATACTTACAGCAATGCTTTGGCCAGTGACTATATTACCTACAGTCAAGTACAGATTGATACTGGTGTTACCAGCATCTTAACCATCATAGACTACACAAATAATCAACTGGCCAACTATGTGGTTATAAAATTTGAAGTAACTAAATTGGAATTTGCTAGGGCAGATTATCCAGGACTATTCAGTAATATCAATGGAAAATTACAGGTTAACTTGCCTGTGGTTGAAACCGTACAAACAAAAATTCCTTATCCTGGACAGTGGACTATAACACTCTACAATTCAAGAGAAGAACAAAGACAGAGCCTTAGCAAGGTTCTTAGACCTAAGGCGGATTTATAATGCAATGGTATTATGACGGGCAAATAAGAAGATATATCACGCAGACAATACGTGCGTTCAGTAATTTTGTGGTAAAATATGGTGACGGCAGTTTACATCGTGTACCAGTTATGTACGGTGATGCAGACCGTCAAGTGGCCAGTATTATTCGCAACAATAGCGAAAATAAAGTTAATAGTGTGCCACGTATCAGCGTCTATGTTAGTGCGTTAGATATTGATAGAGATCGTCTAAGTGATCAGACGTTTGTGGGCAAGATAAACATTAGAGAGCGTGATATAGATGTAGTCAACAATCGCTACACTAATGAACAAGGTAAAAATTATACTATTGAAAGACTCATGCCAACTCCGTTCAAACTCACAATGAAAGTTGATATATGGAGTGCAAACACTGATCAGAAACTTCAGATTCTTGAGCAGATCCTAGTCTTATTCAATCCAAGCCTTGAACTACAAACCACAGACAATTACATTGACTGGACCAGTTTGAGTGTGCTTAATCTAGACACAATCAGCTGGGATAGCCGTACTGTGCCAGTGGGCAATGACACTCCTATCGACATTGCCACATTAACTGTGGATACACCAATATGGATCAGTCCCCCAGTTAAGGTTAAACATCTTGGAGTTATCACAAAGATTATTACCAGTTTGTACGGTGCAAATGCATCTAGTGGTACATATATTGAAGGGCTGGGTGCCGATCCTATGGACACTACTACTACACTCACTGACTTGTTGGCCACAGACGTTGTTACCATAAGCGATTTTCAAATACAAGTTTATAACAATGCCAACGGACAAGGTCAAGCAAGGCTAATGGCCAAAACTGAAAATGCACTGCCAGCAGAACCTACTTTAGATATTAGTGTCAAACAAGGTCCTGGTATTAGTTGGCTAGAAGTGTTTAGTCAATATCCTGGCAAATATGTAGCAGGTAGTAGCCAATTATTTTTGCTACAACCTAATGGCAGTTA